TCCAACTGTAGTGTATGTGCCAGATGTGCGTAGTAAAGTATCAAGCATTAACTGTTTACCAGCTGCTACGACTAAGTTAGGAAACTCTTCAGTCCACTTTAAATTACCTTGAGCATCACGGCACTCAACATGATAAAAACCATCAACACCAAGGGTTTCATTTGACCCAGCGTTTGCTTGTAATGTTGCTACAGCATGATCGCCGCAGCTTGCTAATTCTTTTTGCATAAAAACTCCTAACTAAATCTAATTATGGCGTCTTGTGCATCCGCCGTTGGAAAAGTAATGGTAAAGCTTGTTGTAGGGGTTTTATCCGCCCCAAAGTTAAGTACAGCAACAGCGGCTCCAGTAGTGCTATTATAGATTAAAGCCCCTCTAGCCGTAAAGGAAGCGGGGGTCCAAGTTACATTTGCAAAAGATATATAAGCCGTAACACCGCTAGAGATTGGCCTTTGAGATATCGTCAAAGTCTTGCCTGTTGCTGTATACCCAGTACCTACTACTTCACCCACACTAGTATAGGCTAGCGTTGCTGCATCTAAATTGGCGCTAGCCGTATATAAGGCAATCTTATAAGTATAAGGGGTTCCAACCGCAAAGTTCTCTAAAGCACTTAAACAGTTTTGTTTGAAGATGGTGCATTGGCCTTGTGTAATCATGGATTAACCGGGATTTTAGCTTGCCCGTCCCTGTATGCGTCGCCCCGCTCCAGACCAGTTCCCAAACGATTGAGTTGCATAAGAGCCTCGGTGTACTTGTCTTCGTAGTATTTAACCAAGTCGGCCTCGCCCTTCATGAACAACATAGCTTCACGCATTGCGCCATAGAGAAGTACGGGATCAAAGTTATCACCAAGCCAGCTTGTGCCTGCAGTATTATTAACGCCATTAACGGGTATTACAAGTCCAGAGCCAGAACCGCCAATATAAGTATTAGAGCAAGATAGCTGGTCGTTAGCAGCGTAAAAGTTGCCGTTATTTTTAATTGTTACAGAAGTTACTGTCTGCCCAGAAACAGTTATATTTGCAGTTGCCCCAGAACCTGACCCGCCTGTCAAAGGTACATTGGTGTAAGTCCCGTTAGTATATAAAGAACCCCCAGTAATGGTGCCGGTACTAGAAATAGCCCCTTGGACAATAGATACTGGGTAGTAAAAATAGTGCAATTCTACAGAGTATCCGCTATCTGGAGTCGGTCCTACAATAAAAGATAGCTCATTAGCATTGCTATACTGAGAGCCAAACAGTGCGTAGTACTTAGGAAATCCGGTGGACGTCGGCGTCGGATAAGCTTCACGGATAAAGTTTAAGTCTTTATTAAGCAAGTATTTGTACGAGGTATCTGTATCAATAACAGCCATTGAGTAGGTAGACAAGTAGTCATCAGGGCAAGATAAGTACTTATTGCTAGCCGTAAGTGCACCCGTCACGTTTTTACGCAACGCTGGAATTTGGACTGAATTGTATATACGGTCTTCTGCCTCTTGGACAAACCGAGATATGTTCCCTACGAATAGAGACTCTGTATTCTCAGAATAGTCCTGTATTGCTTGGTACAGTTGTACGTAATTCATCCGGGTTTACCCTTAGCCTTGTTTACCACTAATTTTGCGGCCTTTAGTAGCAGCACCGTAACCACGCATTTCACCTACGCCGTAAGGATTAATTGTATCTTTTTGGCTCTTGAACACTTGACTACCTAAAGACATTTTAATTGCATCTACGCTATTGCCTGATTTAGTAACACATTCTTTAACGTCAATAGGTGCATCTGACATAGTGTGTGGTTTAGCATAAGCACTAGCTGGTTTGTTATTAATAGCCATGTTATCTACCTCTACCAGAAGACTTTTGATTCATAGCACGAGCCATATTGCGCCCTACTTGTTTCATCTTCATAGACGTTACGCCAGCAGATTTTTTTCCGCCATTGTCGACCTTAGCTGTAGGACCTGAGTCACCCAAGTTTTTACCTACAGTTTTGCCTTTGGATTCAACACCATTAGCACCTGATTTAAATGTCATAATTTACTCCTAATTAACTGTTAATGTTACTGTACCTACTTGCCCTAATGCAATCAAATAATTCGGCGTTAGAACTGTATCAAAACTACTTGCCCCACCCACTGGAGCCCAACCCCATTGTATCTGCCTACTACCATCTGCAGGATACCCTGACTCGTCAAATGCTGTTGTAGACCCTGCTTCTGTCTGTATACCCGTTAAACCTGAGGAGTAGTAGCTTGTATCTGGTCTTGGTTCCCGTAATGCTTGTGGGTCTGAAACTGGATACATGCCTAACTGCAACTGCGGTTGATCTGGGTCCCAACATGTAGGGCATACCTTCACATTATAAATCTTTGTCTTTAATACTTGCTTCTTTAATTCTTTGAGCTTATAGCGTTGACCACACCGGTCGCACTCCGCAATTGCCCATTTACCTGACGCATACTTTTCTGGCATACATCACCTTAATAGAATAACTGACGTGGCACATACCTATCAGCAGCTTTATCTCTATCCTCTTGTGAAGCCAATAACCATTGCTGCTCGTATTCAGACTTTAAAAACCCTACTCTTTCGGGAGGGACTTCTGGCTTTTTAGCTGCAATCATAAACGCTAAACCAGCCACCAAACAAGTAATTAAACGGAATGGGATGTCTTGTACATTAACACCATCGCCAGCATTTTGTAAACGACGTAAACGCCAGTAAATAAATGTATAAGGACCGCCACCATCACCAGTAGGCCAGACGTTAATGTTAGGCAGGTTTAGAACTGTAATAGCTTCTGTAGTTGTATGGGTTGCTGCTGTTGTGCCATTCTGGGCACGGAAGCAATTTAATAGCTGTTTAGTCGCTGTGTTTACGTTTTGATACGCTATGATCTCAGTACCAATCTGAATAAAACCTGCCGATGCAAGCTCTTCTACAGAAGTAAGGGTTAGCGTAGTAGCTGTTGCAGTTATGTTTGCGGATAACTTAGCAGTAATAGTATTTTGTTGTCCTGTCTGGCGGTTAATCCAAACTTGAATAGGGCGACCGTTTGCATTCTTAGTCGGTATCGTTGAATAAGTAGACTCGGAAATGCGGCTAATATTAATATCAACTTGGGTTTGGTCTGAGCCAGTACGGATAACTTGGTCTAAAAGGTCAATCGTATCTACAGGCAGTGCATATATAGCCTGTCCCGTATTAATAGTAATTTGTCCCTGTTCAATAGTCCACAGGTTAATACCCCGGTTAGCCCACTCAATAGTTAACAAGTTTAAAGAACGACGAGCAGTACGCATATCGTAACCCGAACGCATCTGTAATCCAGCACGTTCAAATGCCTCCTCAATTAACTCCGTGAGGTCAAGGTCAAAATCTGCTATGCCCGATGTATACGCCATTATTTTTTAAGCCCTTTTAGGGTTTCCGCAAGCCTAGCCCGCTTACCCATCTTGCCGGGTTTCTTTGCAGCTGCAGCTAGTTTGCTTGCTGGAATCTTTTTATCGGCGGCAACGCCCAATGATTTCTTTAAAGAACCGGGTTTTTTAACTGCGTTTTGAATCCATTTTTCAGTCATTTTATATCTTTCGGTATGGTTTTACTTTTGCTTTTACCTTTTGCGGCTGCGGCACGAACTGCTGCCCCCGTGCTTTTCCTGCTCGTTTTGCTCGTGTTGTTGCTGCGTACTCCTGCGGGCTTAGGGACTCGATTGCTTTTTTTGGCAGGTATCGTTCTCCTGTTTCGGACGACTTCTTCCCCGACTTGGTTGTCCACTTTTGCTCGCCCCAAGCTTTTAAAGATTGCTGTGATTTTGCTAAGCCACCCCCAGCCATTTTCTTTTTGCCCGCACAATGTGCTTTCTGGGAGAACCCCTTCGGGCTGTCGCAATTTATTGAGTCCTTGTATTTTTTCGACCATGTCACTTATAGCCTCCACCAGCAGCTTTATAGCGTTTAGCCATTACTTGTGCTTTTCTAGCTGACCATTGACCTGCGCCAGTACCTACGATTGCAGCAGCTTTAACACTATTAAAAATACGTTTACGTAACTCAGGCTTAGTGTAGTTGCCTGCTTCATTTACCTTAGACTTAGTTTTACCGCCTTCTTTGTACATGTCAGACGCTTTTAAAGACCCCGGCTTATCTAGTAATTTTCTAGCCATAGATGAGGCTCTACCACCACCGCCTACTTTACCCACCCTGCCGCCCTTGGCGTATTCAGTGAAATCGGTGTTATCCTTACGGGCTTTCTTTTTAGCTCCGGGCATTTTAGAAGGGGCTATGTCGCCCATACCACGAGCGGGTCTCATATCATACGTCCTTTTGTTTTACCTTTAGTGCAACAACCGTCGGCTCTTTTAGAAGCTGAAGATACTTTGCCACCTTTTTTCATATCTGTAGGTTTTTTAGGTCCTACCTTGGGAATACCTGCCCCACCGCCACCACCACGAGAAGCTTTTTCCATTTTGGCGTCGTGCTCTGTACCTATTTTTTGCATATTGGCGTTAAATTGCTCCATGCTTTTAGCATTGCCTTCTTTATATTCTTTCATGCGTTGCTCTGCCGCAGCTTTGCTTTCAGGAGATCTTTTATCCGCAAAATCTTCCATTTTTTTAGCGTCAGCTTCCGCAGCTTTATATCCGGCTGTTTCGTTTGCATTTCTTGCCGCAGTTTCTTTTGCGGTGCGATCTCGCCCGTGCTTTGACCCAAAATCATCGTCACTTAAATGTAAAACGTCGTGTCTTAGTGATTCATTAGCCATTTTTAAGCCCTTGTCTTTCCACGAATGGCACAACCATCAGCACGAGCAGAAGCGGATTTAACTTTACCGCCAGCTTTCATACCTTTAGCTTTTTCAGAAGCTTTAGCTGCCTTCATGCGTGGGGACATGCCCTCTCCAGATTCTTTCATTTTTGCTTGGGCAGCTTTATATCTAGCTTCTTGATCTCTACCTTCTTGACCAATTTGATCTATAGATCTTTTAATAAACGAAGAAACTCCCTCGCTTGCTTTAGCTTGGCCTCGTGGGAGATTGCGTTCTTTTGGCTCTTCAGTTTTTACGTCTGCGCCTTCTAAAGCTTTTGCTTTCTTTTGTTCAAACCCAGATTTCTCTTCACCAGTCTTTGCTACTGGGATGGCTTTAGGCTCGGCTTTAGGCTCGGCTTTAGGCGTCGGCGCTTCTGCCTTAGGTGTTAGCTTAGCCGCAGTTTTTTTAGGAATTGCATTTGTTGCACTTTTGCTTGCCGCATTGTATGGGTCTAAGTCAGCAGAAGTTTCTCTTTTAGCAGCGCCGTAAGGGTCGTTATCTTCAACGGTTTCT